AATTAAGCCTACCTTTAAATTCCCAGAAACACAAGATGAAATTGATCTATTAGAGACAAGTGAACTTAATGATTTAAACGATGACGATGAATCTACGTTCTGATCTACCGATAAAGTATTATCTGAACTTATATAATGAGGAGGGATTGAGCGATGAGTTTACCCTCCTTTTTGAGATCCTACAGTACATTATAAGGGTTGCTGCTTCCAAAGACAAGGATATTGACCCGGATGGCATAAAGTTTTCATCCAAGTCTCTAAAATACGTTTTTGGTGAAAGGATAAAAGATGAAACTTTTAAGACAAACTTAGTTAAATCATTAAAGACGATGATCAACGAAGAATATCTTACTACTCAAGGAGAATTCATCTATTTTACAAAAAAAGGATTAACTTATTTTTACTTAACGAATGATTGATTTTACAGAAAATATTGACTCTCTTGAAAAGATGGTTTGGAATTTTATTCTTAATTCTGAGAATGACATAAATGACCTACGTCCATCCAATCATGATTCGTTAAGAAGAGAAGAGCTAATCACAATGATGAAGCCTAGCTATTTTAATGAGGATGATCGACAGGAGTCATTTAAGGCAGCCGTTAAGTTTTTTAAAGAATACGAAAAGATTCCAAACCGAAAGGAATTAAAGAGTTACCTTGATCTTTCTCATGTTAATCTAAATGATGACGAGTTTAATGAGTTATATGCCTTTAACTTGACCGAATACAATTATGATTATCTTTATAAGTACGTTAGGTCGTTTATTCTTCTAAGAAATCTAAACCTAACAGTATTTGATCTTCTTACTTATTTAAAGACTACCCCAATTGATCCTGGAAATATTGATAAGATTTCTGAAAAAATCAGAAATGATATTAGTAGTAAGCTTGCTCTAAATTTTTCTAGCGCAGATACTGGTTTAAATTTCTTTAACCCTGAATCCCATATCCAAATTTCTAAATCAGGTAGTCCTACTGGATTTCCATTCTTAGATAAGGTACAGGGTGGTGGCTGGAATTCAAAAGCGCTAGTTGTTTTTCAAGGTAGACCAAAGGTTGGAAAATCAATGGTGCTTGGAAATATTGCAGCTCGATCATTCTTGACTGGAAATGCAACTGGACTAGTCACGGTAGAATTAGCTGATCGTGCCTATATGAAAAGAATCGGTTCAAATATTTTAAACATCAAGTCTGAAGATTATGCTAATATCACAGACGAACATGCAGCTAAGCTAATTGAGAAAAAGATAAATGAACTTAAGGCTTCAGGTCAAACTATTGGTGAACTTGTTATCAAAGAATTTCCAACCGGTGGCGCAACTGCAATCGACATTGAGAATTATTTTGTTCGACTAGAACAAAAGATGAATCGAAAATTTAAAGTCATCGTTGTTGATTACTTAAACCTACTTAAACCAATCAACACTCAAAACGGCCTATATGAAAAGATCAAAGCAATCTCTGAAGAACTTAGAGGTGTTGCTATGCGAAATGAATGGTGTGTTATTAGTGCTACTCAGATTCGTAGAGAAGACATTGACAACTTTGATTTGGGTATGGATTCAGTAGCTGAGTCATTTGGTCTAATCCACACAGTTGACGCTCTATTTGGTCTTATGAGAAGTCCATTAGAGAGTAGAATGAAAATCAAAGTGATTGCGAATAGAGACAACGGTTACGAAGAAAGTTACAAGTTTTATACTATGCATAAGGACTACTTTAGACTTTCTGAAGAAGTTGGACAAAACAGCGAATTCTATAGCGACGATGAAGAAGTGAGTCGAATGGCAGATGAGTTAAGATCAGAATACTCTGAAATAACTAATGCCTCTCCATCGTTTGTAAATGAAAACTTAATTGAGGACGACTATGACGCTCTCTTTAATTCAATATAAAATAATCTTTATGAATGAGCACCGAAGAATTCACAGAAGAAAACTCTGACGACCAGGTAAGAGAAGATAAAATATTTAATAATAGTTATTATAATGGAGACAAGCTTAGAGACTCTGATGAGTATGAGTTTTCAAAAAAGATATCAGTATCTTCCGATTATTCCGATAATTATCTAAAGGATCTTTATGATTATGAGGAGCAGCTCGAATCTTCATTTATACTTGATATAATCTTTGATTTTTTAAAGACTGACGATGTATTAAGCAAGTATGTTAGTGAGCTGACCGACAAAAACTCCTCCGTTGCAAAAATAAGATTTTCAAAGGAGGACATTAACCTGATTTTTAATAGGGTTCATGAAAACTTGGACGTTACTAATAAGGGCATTACTTTCTATAGTCCAATCTATATTTTAGAAGCAATCTCTTCAATATCTTCAATGGAATATAAAAAGATCTTTGATTCCCTTGAAACTGAGATTCAGGAAATACTAATCATTGAACTAAATAAAAAATACCAATTCCTAGAAGGAAAAATGCATAAAAAAAGAATACACTAATGATTTGGATAAAATTAACTCACACAGGTGGATCAGTATATCTTAACCTTGAGCAAGTATATCGGTATGAACAGACTTCATCAACCGACATAACGTTCTATGATGCTAACTCAATCCTGCCAACCACTTATACTTTTGCGACCCCTGCTGCTCTTACTGCGTTTTTAGCAAAACTTACGAGTATTTCAAAAGTAATAGATATTGACCAGTTAGCAACTCAAGGATGAAATTAGACAATATTCGAAAAATATTTGTACTTGGTGATCTTCACCTAGGTATACGAAACAATTCAGTTGAATGGTCTGAAATTCAAAGTCAATATCTAATTGATCATTTTATTAAAATGATTGATGAAGAAGGATTTAATCCAGAAACAGATATACTTGTCCAAGTTGGTGATTGGAATCACGTTAGGGAATCTACTAATGTACGTATCTATAAACTATCCCTAAAGATAGCTGAAGTACTTACTAAAAAATTTAAAAGAGGAGTCTTTGTAATTCTTGGTAACCATGACGTATACTATAAAGATCGAACTGATACTCATTCACTAGAAGGATTTGATAAAATATATCCTAATTTCCAAGTATACTCAAAACCGGAAATATTATCGATAAATTCTCATAAGTTTCTAATGTTACCGTGGATTGAGAATCTACCTGAACTTAAAGCTCAAATTCAAAAGAATATCTCAGCTAGATACGTATTTTGCCATACTGATTTTAAAGGATTTAACTTTAATAAAGTTCAAAAGCTTGAGCATGGCCTAGAACCGGAAGATATCCAATCATTCTCTAGAATTTATTCTGGACATATTCATATTCGCCAAGAAAAAGGAAATGTTCTCTATGTTGGAACTCCATATGAAATGGATAGAGGAGATCGAGGAAACACTAAAGGTTTCTACGTATTAGATGTTAGTGGAAAAGAAGTACAAGAAAAATTTGTGCCAAATCACTTTTCTCCAAAACATCTAAAATTTGATATCTTTGAGCTATTAAATGAGACTCCTGAAGATATTCGTGAACTCTTCAATAATAATTTTATTGATGTTTTAATAGAATCTGAATTTTCAAAAAAGTTTCCAATATCTCAATTTACTGAACTTGTAAAAGATTATGGACATCGTCGTCTTGAATTAGGCTCTTATTCAAAGGATCAATTAAGAGAAAAGAGCGATATTGAAATAGATTCAAATTATGAATATAATATCTTTACTCTACTTGATGAGAGAATAAAGATAATGAATCTTCCATCACATCAGTCTCAAAAAATAGTAGACCGTTTTAAAGAAATCTACGATTCTTTGAGAAACACCAAACAATACGATTAATGAGACTAATAGAATTTTCATATAGAAACATATTATCTTATGGTAATATGTTACAAACATTTAAGTTTGACGATAAACCAGGACTAATCCTAGTTGAGGGAGAAAATGGTGCAGGTAAATCTTCAATTAAAGAAGCGCTGACCGTCTCAATATATGGACGTTCGGCTATTCGTAAAATGAAAGATATCCCAAATTGGATAAATCGAAATGCCTATACTAACGTAAAGTTTGTTACCAACTCTGGTGAGATTGTTGAGCTTGACAGAGGAATTGATCCAAACTTTAGTGATATTAAAATAAACGGCTCTCAATTTAATCTACCAGATAAGAGAAAAGTCGATGAGTTTATTGAAGAGGAACTTTCACGTATTCCATTTTCAGTTTTTTGTAATACTATTAGTCTTTCATTTGATGATTTTAAATCATTTGTAAATCTAAGCAAAGATGATAAACGAAAAATTGTTGATCGAATATTTGGAATTGATATTCTTTCTGATATGCGGAGTAGAGTAAAGGAGGAATTGAAGGAAAATAAATCTGATCTTGATATTCACTCAGCTACTCTAAAAAGCAGTCAATCTAATTTAGAAACTTATGAAGCTCAACTTGAGGCACTAAAAGAGAGACTGAGCAAAAAGAAGGAGGCTCTTACTGATAAGCTTACCCTTGATATCACCAATAAAAAGGTAGAAGTATCTGCAGCTCTAGTCTTAAAGACTAAACTTAAAGATAAAATTGATTCTCAAACCAAGACAAATAAAGCCGCTCAAGAGGAGGTTATTACAATAAATTCAGAGATTAGAGACTTATCGAACCGACTCACAATATACGCTAAAAACCGATGTCCTCACTGTCTTAATGATTTAAAATCTGATTCTTCAATCGAGATAAAAGAAAAGATCGAAGAGAAGATTACTAAATTAAAAGAATCACTAGTTAATAAGAAAAAATTAGCTGATGAGATCAATGAGAGCTTAACTTCATTATTATTAGATCGGGGTGATATTGATTCTAATTATTTCAATAAGAAGGCTGAATTACAAGCTTTAGAGTCCTCACTAGAGGCTGCTCAGGAGAATGATGGATCAGAAGAAATATCTTCTATCTCTGGGATAATTAAGAGCTTAGAGGATCAAATAGGCGAGGATTCACACGCAATCGATAAGTTAAATTCTACCAGATCAGTTTCACTAAGTTTAGATGATCTTCTATCTGAAAATGGAATCAAACGTGATATGATTGACCGAATTATTCCTACCCTAAATGCTAGGATTCTTGAGATCTCTGAAAAATTAGAATTTAAGTTTTCATTTGAATTCGATAATGAGTTTGATCCACATATTACTTATTTAGGAATGCAAATCTCTCCTGAGAGTTTATCCAGTGGGCAGCGAAAAAAGATGAACCTTATTGTATTGCTTGCGTTTATTGAAATAATTAAAATGAAGCACAGCACCATGAACGTAATGTTTCTTGATGAAATCTTTAGTTCTTTAGATAAGACAAATGTTTATCGTGCAATATCAATCCTTAAAGAGTATTCAACCAAATATAATATGACAATCTTTGTTGTTTCTCATGAATCTCTACCTGAAGAACTTTTTGATCATCGAATATTAGTAAATCAGAAGGATCATTTCTCAGAAATGGAAATAATTAAAATTTAGTCAAACTAGTTATACATTGTATGATGCTAGCAAAGTTTTATTTAAAAATCGAAACTTTTTAAAAGTAACATGTATAAAAATAAAAACTAAGTTATGGTAATAATTCAAGCAAATTCCTTTGCTGCCGCATACGAAGAACTCTTACATGAATTGATGACTAGTCCAGAATATGTGACTCAGCCTCGGGACATGAGGATCAATGAAATGTGTGATGTAGCATTGGTGATTGAAGATCCTCTTTCGTGTCTCTATAGAAACGAGTTTAGGTCTTCTCAATCCAAGTATATTGCTGCAGAATTTCTATGGTATTTTATGGGTAGAAATGATGTTGAATATATCGCAAAATACGCAAAGTTTTGGGAATCTATTAAAAATGAAGATGATACTGTAAACTCTTCATACGGCAATCTGCTATTTAATAACCAGAATGAACACGGTTTTACTCAATATCAATGGGCACTTGAATCATTAGCTCAAGACAAGGATTCACGACAGGCTGTCCTGCACTTTAACCTGCCTACCCATCAGAGACAAGGAAATAAGGATTTTGTATGTACAATGTATGGAATCTTTCAGATCAGAAATAATAAGCTTAACCTTACTGTGAGCATGCGCAGCAATGATGTGATCTTGGGACTTCCTACAGATATTGCATTCTTTGCTATCCTACAATCGCAGATGCTGAACCATCTTCGTCACCATGCAGGATATCCTGAATTAGAGTTAGGTACATATACGCATATCGCTAACTCTTCTCATATCTACGAGCGTCATTTTGAGATCGCAAAGAAGATGATTACTCGTAAGTTTGAGCCCTTAGAGATTCCTAAAGTCGATCTAGATCTAATTAACATAATCGGTACACCAACCTCTAATTTCGTATCTCTCTTTGATGGACAAGATGAGCCAACTGACTTACCTGATCCGCTATATGATTGGATTCTTAAAAACGTAAACCTGTGAAAAAAGCAATAGTATCAATAATTGGAACAGCCATCAAATTACTAGTAATTTCCTTGCTCTGTGATTTCATATATGAATGGACTAGTCTAGATAAAGTATTTAGATCAGTCATCTCTTATCCACAATGGGTAGGAATAGTCACGATAGTTTATTCTCTTACACCGGACAGTATCGTTAAACCCAAAGAAAAGAATGACGAACAAGGATCTTAAATATCATATTACCTACTTGAAGATGGCCACAGAATGGTCCAATCTTTCTTGTTGTAAACGTAAAAAAGTCGGTGCTCTAATCGTTAAGGACGGTACCATTATTTCAGACGGATTTAACGGCACGCCTAAGGGTTTTCCAAACGATTGTGAAGATGCAAACGGAGACACTAATTGGTATGTATTACACGCTGAGGCCAATGCAATGATGAAGGTGACTCGATCCACTCAAAGCACAGAAGGTGCTACACTCTATGTGACCTATTCTCCATGTAAGGAGTGCTCAAAACTAATAATCCAGGCAGGAATCAAGCTTGTAATTTATCGTGAGACATATCGAGATGTTTCTGGAATCACAATATTGCGTGCTGCAAATATTGACGTTGTAAAACTAGACATATAGAATGGAAAAGAGAAAAGTATCAATTGTTTTTGTTAAAGACTATAAGAGCTTTATCCTGACATTTAATCGAAAGGATCGTAGCGATTACATCCTAAACGTGAGTAAGCTGATTAAGGACAAGTTTAGTACAAAGTTTATTGTTCCAAATAAGGTGCAGTCTTTTTTATTAAATTATGAGATTAAGAAACTTTTAGATAAGGCAATTAATGTCAAGAACGAAAAATACAGTAGGATAATCGACTTTATCACTAATGAGTATCCTGAGTTTGAATTTAGTTATGGAATAATATCCACCTTAAATGATGCAGATCCACTAGAATTACCACTTGATTTGGTCTCAACTATAACTATATAAAACAAAAAACCTCATATTGCTATGAGGTTTTCGATTAATATCCTTCAGAATCTTCTGGAGCTTGAAGCTCCTTTACCCAGTCGGGTATCTCTCCAAACGGACTCTCCTCGTCTTCTAATGGGTTTGTACCAAAGTCTTCCTCTTCATCATCAAAGTTTTCTCCGTTTTCAAATCCTCGAAGCATAGCCTCTATGCTACGCAGGTCTGACATAGTATTATTGAAAGCAGTTGCCTCCTGACGATATTCATCTTCGTTCCAATCATCTGAGTCACTCTCTTCATAATCATTTTCTAATTCAGCATATTGATTGTCTTCTAACTCATCTTCTAACTCATCTTCTAATTCAGCATCCAATTCGTCTTCTAACTCATCTTCTACTTCTTCATTAATGAATCGGGTAAATGAAGAATAGGCTCTTCCCTCTTCTACTGGTTCGATCTCTACAACTGGAATTCCAGTGATTCGATCATCATACGTAAACGGCTTCTTTTTTTCTTGTCGATAAACAAGATCGCCAGTCATTGCCTTGTACGTAGGGTCGTATACAGGGTGAGAAAAAGCAGGGTCTCTCTCAACAGTTCGTCTAAATCCTTTAAGTTTAGGATCGCGATCATTCATATTACCTCGAGCATCCCGTAATTCGATTGCAGATTTAGGTCCTCCGAATCCTGGTTTCTTAAGATCCATATAGTTATCGAAATTTAGGATATCTCGACGATGTGTGTTAAACATTTCCATTTTTATCTCGATTTTTTATACGTTAATCTGACCTACTCTAGTTTCAACCCAGTAGTCTGCTCTATATTTCATCGTTACGTCATAGATTCCATTTTCAGTGTAATTTAAAGAGAGTTCAGTCAGTTTATCATTTGGAATGATCACTGGAAAGTTCCATTCTCTAAAGATCTCACCAGTCTTGTTTGCAACGTGTACTGACATTGAACCTACATAGTCTCTTTTTAGTCCTTGACTACCCGTTTGAGGATTGTAAACGATATCGTTCCATGCCCTAAGGATATTATAGACATATGCGTCATTTTCTTCATTTAAGTTGACTGTAAATTTAATAGTTAAGTCAGCAGTTGTAGTGTCTGGGATTCCTCCAGCAAAGGATCTTTTAGCGAACTTGTAAGACTGTTCAACTAGAGTCCCGTTAGAATTTATTTCAGGCAGACCTGAAATCTCGGTCACGTGCTCCACTAAAAGAGCTACATTGCTACCAGAGATTACTGCCGGTGGGTTCAAGATCACCTCAAACTGATTCTTATAGATCGGTTCGTAGTATTCTCGAGCTGCGACTGAGTTGGTCCAATATGGTAAACCTGCCATT